ATGAAGTAGCACGGCTGCACCTAATATTGAGCTTACACATTGCTACTTTGTAATACTGCAAGCTCAATATTAGGTGCAGCCGTGCTACTTCATCGGGCGCGGCCCCTGCCCACTGGCTGCGATGCGCCAGCGGCTCGCCTCGTTCACAAAAAATGTCGGGATGGTTACTCAGGCAACCGGCCAGAAATGATCCACCCGTTCTCTGTAATGTGATAATTACGGCAGGCTCAGGCCTCATCTCGCCTCCTGTAAAATCGGCGCTCGCCATCGAGCAACTTTACTGAATGCTCCATATCAAATGCCCGCAATAGTTCCTCTTCCCCTGCATCGTTTCGCATGTCAATTATTAGGAGCGCGCCGGGCAGTGTCAACCTGATGACCTCATCAATATATCGCTCTAGCGAAAAGTGCCAGCCCCACGCGAACAGTGACAGTACCAAGTCAACCGGTTCTTCCATTGGAATCTCGTAATTTTCATTCGCTTCGAGCGTATCAATTTGCGACACCGGCACGCCATTCATCGTCATCAGTTTCCACGCCGACTGCAAGGAGTTGTAAAACACCTGGTCTGTCTCTTGTCCGTATTCGACGTATAGAGCCGACTTGTCCAGTAGCCAGAAATGAGCGTCGGGATACTGTTGGAACAAGCGTGCATCTATCGCCGCAATACCACAGCCAATGTCAAGCACGTTCTCCACTTCGTCGGGTAGGAACGGGCGCAGTAGGGCCATATCGTACTCGATCAACTCTGAGTACATCAGGTCCAGCCGCCGCACTGCCGTTCGTTGTAGCACCGCCCACGCCAGCATCTCGTGGTCGAGTCTCAGATAGTAAGGTTTCATCGCGGTATCTCCAGGTTGTCTCCCAGTACGTTCAACGCAATACTCAAATCCTGTTCCGAGCCTCGAAATGGAAGCGCTTTGAATTTGTTTTTCCGAAACACGTAAAATCCATCCGGGCAAAAATTGCCCATTCTGGTTGCCAGATCACGGTATGCCGTGCGGTACTTTTCGTCCTCGCTCGCCAACGTGACAGGCTTACCGTTCATCCTATACATCACGCCATCTAGGATAAAGAACTTTTCAGCTTGGCTTCGTCTTACCTTGTGATTGAAACTCATCTCACTCCTGCCAGATAATAGGCAAATGTCTCGTGCTCTTGCTGATACGTGTGCGTTCCCATCATTCTGTCGTATGTCTCTGCGGTAAAGTGAACGCCTTCTCTACCGGTATTCGTAACCCGTGATAATGCGGGAAAGAGATTGTAGACTTTTGTGTCGCACTGCCGGATATACTGAGCCACAGCGTTATCCCACATTCCATCACGTCCCAATAATGCCCTCGAATTATGCCACGACGGTTTGCCATACTGATGCCACTGTCGTTGCCCCATCAGGAAGCCCCATCCTACGAACGCTCGCGAGAAGAACAAACTTGCTGCGTTGTTAGAAAGATTCTCGTCGCTAAATTTAGACTGCAACTTACACAGACATAGAGCGCCAATGTCTGCAATACCGTCTACGGCAAGTAGTTTTTGCTCATTCTCAATGTACCAGTTTGCGAGGGCCAGCACATCAGGCGAGAGCAATAAATCATCTTCGAGGTACAAGTTGTAATCTGCGTCCAGGTTTTCAAAGACGTGGTGCATTAGCCAGTACGTATTGTTATTGACGCCCTCGTTCTGGGCAGGCCAAAACACCCGGTAAGGTGCAAAGTCAATCTGCTGCGTCGTCTCAACTACCTGGTCGAACAACTCGCCTCCGGCGTCCACGCGAACGAAGACACTCCATTCATCCCACTCGGTCGTCTGGTTGCGCAGCGAGTCAATCAGCATCCGCAGGTTGTCCGGTCGATTGTATGCCGCTATCGTGACACTTTTATACATCGTGTTCTCTTACAGCAGTAAAATGCATTTGCTTCGAGCGAATCGTTGCCGGGCGCTCTAGCATCCAGCCCTCTTTTTTGGCCGCCCACCACATCACACCGCCCTGCGGAACCTGTGGCCTTGCCAGTGTTTCGTCAACAGCCCGGATAACACCCTCGCGTCCTTCCCCATAGTCGTGACCACACAAGATGCCGCCCTGTTTCAGCAGTGGAGCATAATGTAGGATGTCGAATTTTACCGCTTCGTAGCTGTGATCGGCGTCTATGCACACCAAGTCGAAAGTTTCAGTGGGCAACAGCCCCACAGCGTCGCTGGTCAACATTCGCAGGATGGTAACACGAGCACGCACGTCTGCGATGTTTTCGAGGAAAATTTGCACATCCTTGTCTCCAACCTCTCTGCCACCAGGTGTAACCGATGGTAAATTCCAAGCGTCTATGCACCAGATATGAGCATCTGTACTATCCAGGAGCGCCCGTGTCGAGCGTCCGTGATAGCAGCCTAACTCGATGATATACTGCGCTCCCTGTGCCAGCGTTGCCAACGTCGCCAAGTCGTGCTGGAACATCGAAGATTGGACCGGTATTTGTAAGGCTTTTTCCAGGTTAATCAAATCGCCTCCACCAGATTTGAGTGCCGCCAATGCTAAACTCGTCATCCCACAGTTCGTGCACTGCTTTCGCTACTCCCGGCCACCGCTCGTTATAGTCGTGTCCACATAGTACTCCTCCAGGTTTTAGAAGTGGCAAACTGTGTAGGACGTCGAACTTGACCGCTTCGTAGCTATGGTCGGCGTCTATGAAAATCAAGTCAAATATCTGTTCTGGTAAAATTTCAAATGCCTCGTGGGTAAACATTCTCATCACTGTTACTCGTTCCTCAACGTCTGCGATGTTTTCAAGGAACTGTCCATAGTCGTCCTCGGTGATAGTGATGCGACCCTGTATGCCGCTTTCGTCAACCCCGCTCCAACTGTCCACGCACCATAGACGAGCATTGGAATTATCGAGCATTGCCCGTGTCGAGCGCCCGTGATAGCAGCCTAGCTCCAAGATGTTTTCGCAATCCGGGACGGCTTGTGCCAGCCATTGCAGGTCGGTAACAGATGTGCCACCCGCAGGAATTGATAAGGCTTTTTCCAGGTTCATTTCGGTCTCCTGAATGCCGCCAGCGAACCGGGCGCGCTCAACTGTTCCCATTTCGACCGCTCGGCCCATTCTGCAATCGCCCGTCTTACACCCTCCAGGTGGGGCAATAGCGCCAGGTGTTGAGGCAATGGCGCATAATCGTGCATTGCTACGATGCCGCCGGGTACAATCTTCGGCGTCCAGTTCTCCAGATCGGCCCTGACACCCTCGTAATGATGGTCGCCGTCTATGAACATCAAATGTACCGGCTCATTGAACTCCTTGTAACACACGGCGCTATCTGCAATGATGTCGATTGCTCGCAGTTCTGGCGCTTGTGGCACGTCAGGCTGTTTCACGTCTATGCCGTAAATCTGCGCGCTCGTTGCCCCTGCTCTTAGGCAATACATTGAGGCGTAACGAAAAATGCCAATGTTCACGAACACGGGAGCATTGAATTGGCTTTCTATCTGTGTAGCAAGCGCCTTGAGATATTCTCTTTCCGCTATCGGCAATTGTTTGCCGTAGGCCGTTTTCCAATCTACCATTGTAAAATCCTGTTCCAATCGTTGGTGGGGAACCCGCTTAAAGTTGTCGCTCGTTCCCTCGAAAAGATTGCCTGGAATCGTCGCCACCCTGACGCCCGTTTTCCAGCGCACGTAATCGAACGACAACTGGTCGCGCTTCGCTCCCCTGTCATACTCTTGCCACCAAAACTCGTTGAACTCTCTCACGGCTTTTGTGTGCCGCCGAATCAATACGTAGCACGCCGACAATCCATAGTGTTCAGGGAAACCCTCGCGTTCGTACCGCTCCATCTGTGCCTGTACGACGGGTACACAGGCCTTGTGCTGTCTCAGCACCTCGTCGGCTTCTTGGTAGATGCAATCGCGCTTCTCTGGATGTTGAAACACAGCGATGTCCGCATCTCGTAGCCAACGCCTGACCGCTTCCTCCGGCTCGATGAGCATCTGTACATTGCCGTCGTGATAGACAGATATGTCGCAATCAAGGTGGTTGTGAACGAGTATTTTACACTGCCGGTTAGCCCACCTCGGATCGCGCCCGAAGTAGATGCTTCTATAACTCCAACCGTCCGTCGCCGGCATTCCCCCGTCTGTGAAGCACAGGCTCGGATGACGCGCCGGGAGAAGTGTGTCGTAGCCTCCAAAGACTGCGGAATAAGTCACGATCTCCATCGCACCAGCCTTTCGTGCACACCTGCTACGTGAGCCGCTGTCTGTGCCCAGGCTCCACGTGGAATCACCAACCTTCTTACGATGTCCAACAGTTCCTCTTTCGTCTCGTACCGTAACACGGGAAACTTCCACGAGTAGCCCACGTTAGGAGCGATGACGGGCGTGCCCCGCGCCAACGCCTCTACCACCGGTTTCGGACCTCCCTCGTTTTCGCTGATGACTACCAGATAATCCAGGTTGTCGTAATAAGCCGGCATATCCTCACGCGCCACGTTTCCCTCCGTCGTTTTAACCGTTACACCTGGAATGTCCCGCAGTTCATCTACCCAGTGCATCCGCTTGCGCCCACCCTTGTAATCGCGCCCACAGACGCCAATAGTCAGTGCGTCTCTATGGTACATCGGGCAAGGCCAGACCATCATTATACTGGCTTTCCATTGTGGCAGGTGGCGCAATGTATTGTGGCACATTGCAAAACACCAATCAACCTCGTCTGCAACGTCAAAGAACCGATTGACCAACGGCCCGTCTTTTTCCAGGTGAGTAAACATTGCCGTCGTCACAGTATCAACCGGCTCGTAGAGTGCATAATTGACAAACATATTCACGTCTGCCTCCGGGTCTGGCGATTCGGTTACGACTGCGCCTGGTGTCCACGCCGCCAGGTTATCAGCGTCATAACGCAATGACCATCGCTGCGCTTCTGTCTCGGTGACGATGTTGATTTTCATCGAAACACGTCCTTCGTGTACACCTCTAGCATTTTGCGCTTGAATACATTCGAATCGTTTGCTCTCCACTCTGTGCGAAACCCGGAGCCTTCGTGTTCGTGCCAGAGATAAACTGATTTTACCCACAGGCTGCGCCAACCCGCCCGCCGTGCCTCAATACAGTACCACGTGTCAGACGAGTAGTGGATAAATTCTTCATCCAGAAAGCCGAGCTTTTCTATCACGTCGCGCTTTATCAATGCGCTCCAGAATGGAACTGTGTTGACGACCTGTAATCCACTGCCACCGATAATTCCATTTTTCATACTCGACGCGCAATCCCCCGAAGGAACGGCAATGCCATAATGCTGTTCCGTGTACAATGCCTCCCGTAAAACCGCCAGCCAGCTATAGGGAAACCTGTAAACATCGTCGTTGAGCAAGCAAACATCTTCGGTTGGTAAAGTGCGTTTCAGTCCCCGGTTCACGGCTTTGGTGAATCCTCGCGCCTCGGTTTCGTAGACGATCTCTAATCGAGTATCCAATCCCGCAGAGAGTTGGGCCAATTTCCCCACGTTCTCTGCTTTCTCTTTATCGAGTGTTGGTATGATGATACAAATGTCTCTCATTTAATCCTGCCGAATAAATGCTCTACGATCTCGCCGTCGTTGTATGGCCTACCTGCTATCAACAAGTAGACAGGATGCCGCCTCAACGCTCGCAATAATGCTCCCTGGTCGTGCTGTTGCCAGCGCAGCCACTCGTCGTGCCAACCGCCAAAGAGCGCTCGCGTTCGCTCATTTTTATCAAACCACATCACCCCGCTATTGAGCATCAATGGGAAAGAATTGTGCAACTCTATCAAAGTCACCTCCCGCTCATTTTTCCCCAGGTGGTGTAGTGGCTCGCCTTGCGCCTTACTTGGCACGATGACCATATCCCATCCTGCCTCTAGCGCCTCGAATCCCCACTCTACATTGCCGTGTATCCGCGTGTCTGCATCCACGTATAATGTCCGATCATACGGTGATAGGTGATACAGTCGCGTCTTTGCCCACCGCCCCGGTCTACCAGCCTGCGAGCCGGTCAGTTGCCCAGGCACGCCAGCGACCTTGTCGCCAATAACTGTGACGGGAAGGCTGCAATGTTTTTTCAAAGAACGGATGCTCTTGGTTGCTTCCTCTACCGCTTGCGCACCGTAGGCTACGTACACAACCCCGTTCACAAGTGTCTCAAATGCCAGTCGGGAGCAAGTGTATAGGTCATTGCCCGGTGTGTGTAGAGAGCGCGCAGGAATGCGTGCCGCTCGTCTGCCCCTTGTTCCAGTTCCTCTACCCAGGCTGCGATGACCCGCTCGCTGTTTTCGGTTTTACGTACCCATAGTATCCCGGTCTCGTAAACGGGCAAGCGCAAGTCTCCTATGGTTTCCAGCGTCTTGTCTCGTTCCCATTTACTGCCATAGTCGGCGGCGATCTTGTTCTCGTCTGCGAGCATTGCCAGGATTTCCCATTTTTCCTTGCCTGTTCCCTCAAAGTCAAGTAGCTTTGAGAAACCAGCGATGATAGCCTGTTCCCGTAGAGCAATCTTTTCGGCGCGCCACAGCATCGTATACTGAAACGGCAGGCGAATATCGTCATACTCTACAGATACCAATTCGCCTACCCGTCCGAGTTCCGGCAGGCTCGCCTCACCAGAGCGTATTACAATACCGCAGTCGTCGAACTGCATTGCCTCTCTGTAGCGATCCGAGCGTGGAATCCTGACTTGTCCATTGGCAATTAGCTCTCGCGCCCGTGCCTTGCTCACGGGCACCCAGCTGGGCGGGTGATACGTCACCTGTTCGCCGTGTTCGTTGGTCTCATAAATAATACTCGTTGCTTGTACGTATACTTTGCTCATTTTCACCTCAAAAACAATAGTCTACAATAATGTGCGAAACCGATGAGAGAAAGGCCACCAAACACAAAGAGAGAAGCCAGATGGTAGTCTCTTCCTCCGGGGTCGGCGGGCGACGGTAACCGGCAACCCTGAACAGGCTGTGCAAAATGGCCGAGATCGGGAAATATGCCGCAAGCGCAACCCAAGCTCCATACCAACAATGCCAGCACAAGTCCTCGAAAGCAACGCTGTACCAGGGATGCAGTCATATAATTGGCACGTTGAGCCATTGGAAAAACCGGTAAACCGCGTAAGCAACCATCAGCATCTCTGCTACCTGGACGACGCTGAACAGCAGCAGCGCCGTGAGTAGGACCTTCTCACCTAGTGTTTTCATAGTTTTCCTCTTCATTGCCCTTGCCAAAATCTATACAGCTCAAGGAAATCCTCAGATGGAATTGCATAATTAAAAATGGCAAAGTGTGCCAGCAATCCATCCCAGGGATGGACTGGGCCTACAATTGAGTAACATCCTATTGCCGCCTGTACTATATTCCCTGCCCAATTCCCTAGCGTACCACTGGTAGACAATACATCATCACAAATCGAATATGCCTGATCATTCGATTTGTCCCAACCTACACTGAGCAGATGCCATCCCGGATTCGCTGCGCCAACTGTATGAGTAAATCCCTCTGTTACATTGCCGGCTTCGTATGCCATATAAATTTGATTTGAATTGGCAGTCTTTTGGCAATAGAAACGGTTATCTGCATCAACAGCAATATAAAACAGCCGTCGTAAATTTCCATCTAGTGTCCAATCACCATCTTTGCGGAACAATAAACTAATTGCTCCCGCAGAACCATTCAATGATGCAGCCAATGATGCTGTCTGTATATTTATACAATCATTCGTGCCGTCGAACTGCAACGCGCTACGCCCATCTCCGCAACCCGCATCAGGAGGCCAGGTTGACACGTCGCTTGAGGCTGCGCCGTGTCGCCCGTTCCGTGACCAGTCTCGGATGACTGTGCCTTGCTTTTCATCGAGCAACCAGTATGCGATAGGGTCAAGAGCCAAGATAGCCTGGTGGAGTTGGACGTGGTACTTTGCCTGCGCCATCACCACCTCCTGACATACAACTTGATAGTCAGATCGTCAGTAGCAGCATACGTCGGTGTACCCGATGTCTCCAGTTGTCCAAAGAGACTCGTCCCGCTACAGATGTAAGGCAAAGGACAACGCAAGCCCGTCGATTTCGCCGCGCCACTGTTGTTGCTTCCCGCTGCCCGGTCGGTCGCTGCGATGTCCACGAAACCCTCATAGTTCTGCATATCTATGTCGGAGGGATTCCAAGCGCCGTTATCAGACATTGCAGTGAACGTCCTGTCGAACAAATGGAGGTTGTAGCCAACGTTCTGCCCCGCATCGTCTACGATGACGATCTCGCCGCCGCGTCCAGAAGCGAGCGCAGCACTGGCAAACGTCAATAGGCCACCAACCACATCGTTCGCAGAATAAGCTCCCGCTGTGACAGTTGGGGTTTGCGTGATGCACACAATGGGGTTTCGGTCAGCCACAGGAACAGGGTTGACATTCGCAACCGCACTTCCCCCCACACGAATATCTGCATTGATCGCATCGCCCGCACTCACGTCTGCCGAGACGACGAGGGCGTGTGTGCCATCATCCATATCTCGATAGCGTGTTAATGTTGCGGTGGGCAATTGTTCGTCTTGTGCCAACGTAAAGTCAGCCATAATCGCAATCTCCTTGCAGGGGGTGAGACCGTCTCACCCCCTGCAATCTAAACCATATCTTAGTCAACTACCTCAGACAGTGCAGAGGTAGAGACGGGCGGATAGTTCGCAGCGAACTTGATTGGCACAAGTTCACAGTAGACGTTAGCTGTCCCAACCGTGAGTACGCCACGCACATAGTCGAATCCACCGTCTACGTCCAGTTCTTCCGTGCGCAATTCGACTACGCACGTTTCGTTGCCATCGGCTCCGGCTGCGGTCAGCTGTGTGATGGATTTACCGCTGATGTCCTTTGCGCTCGTTCCAGACGAATCCGTCGCCTGCTGGAGCTTAAAGTCCAGCGTGGAAGTCGCGGCCATTGCCCCCACACGCACGATGAAGATTGCGCGTTGGTGATTCGCCATCGACGTCCAAGCTGAGTTATGCGCCGCCGGTATTTTATTCGCCGGATACAGACCAGCGATGATCTCGTTCAACTCTGTAAATCTTGCCGTATACATTTTATCTACCTCCCCTAGCTACCTGAGACGTCGCCCAGAATAACGAACGGGCTAACTTGTGTCGTGCCATCGCCGTACGTCAGCGGGGCTGAAAGCCAGGGCCGCCCGTCTACACGATGGACAGCGCGCCAGGCGGTGATGTCGTTCTGGAAACGATAGTGCTTCGAGCTGTCTACCGTGATGCTCTGGCGGTCGCCAATCAGATACTTTGACCAGTCCGCCAGAATCAGGTCGCCAGCCGTACCCAATGCCGGGCAGTGCTCGTTGAAGATGAGCGGATACCCGAACAGAGTGTGAGGCATTGTCTCACGGGCACTTGGCATAAAGACATAGCTCGGATTGGCTGCCGGCCCGTTCAACAACATCAGGTTCGACAACGCCTGCTGCGAGGCGAACCAGACAGGGTTGACACCCTGGAAACTCTCCAGCATATTGATTACGTCCCCGATAGCAATGGCGTCAGCCCCGGCCCGGTTGACGGTGATCGTAGCTGGCGCGCCGATGACGCCCAGTGGTTGACCCGTGCCCGTCCCGTTGACAAAAGCCTCTTCCTCGTACCAGTTAATCGTGCCCTGGAATGCCGAGGCGAGCAGTGCTTCCAGCGAGACAGCCGCGTCTTCCAACAACTCGTCGCCCGCTTCGGTGTAACAAACCAGTTTGTGGGCAGTCAAGATCGTCTGGCGGAACGTCGGTTCGGTTTCGCTCTTTGAGGTCGTCTCTTCCGTCCACTTGCCCAACACGCCACCCCACCAGTGCGGTTGCCCGCTGGTCGTGCCAGTTTGGTCAAGTGTAGGAAAGCGCAACGTCCTACGTCGCATTGGAAGAATGGTGGCTCGTTCGCGCACGACGGTAGCAGGCGGTTGGATAAAGTACACCTCTGTTCCCTGCTCTACCGGTACAAGAAAACCTCCCGAAGCTCCCACGCTCTCTACCAAGTCCTTCTGCCCTTTCGTTTCGTCCCATCCGCTACTCTGACGTAACGGAGTACCCGGTTCATCGGGGTCGCCCCAATCCTTGAGCCGTGGGTCGTGGCGTCTCTGGAATGCGTATTCATAGACAGCCACCAGATACTCGCCAAAACTTTTGAAACCTGTCGGTTTCTGCGGGCTAGGCTCGTTGTTGTGAACTTGCAACGCCAGCAGTTCAGTTCCGGCTTTCTTGATCTGCAAGAGAGCATCCAAGTCTGTTTTCAGACCCATCGCTTCGTCAACCTTGCGCCGCGCCTCTTGCTTCTCTTCCTCGGTAGATTCCGCATTGAGCAAGGCGGGCTGCGCATCGTTGAGCAGAGCAATGGACTTTTCCTTCAATTCATTGATTTGCGTCCCTGTGATTTCCATCTTTGTCAGTCCTCCACTAGCCCGGTCAGGGCTACTCTTGTCCTATAGATATTCAACAAAGCCTCATCGTCTGAGGTGGGTGGACTGCCATCCGGCCCGGCCTGCTCTGCGTGTGGCTGTAACGCGACCTGCTCTGTGGCAGGTGCGGATTTCCCTTCATTGTCTGGGGGCTTCGCTCTGGGAATCGGTTCCCATCCCGGAACGTCAATCCCTGCGTCCTCCAGAATTTCGATAATCGTCTCTAGCGCCGTGACGAGCCGGTCGGCGTTTCGCTCGGCCAGTACCCGCCCGGCCTTTTCTTCTGTCTCGGCAGTTTGCTCGCCTTGCTCCTCCTCTCTGTCGTGGTCGGCAATGGATAATTCGGTTGCACCGGCTGTGCCCTTGCCGTCGCCTACGCCGGGTCGTTCCGCCCGCCGCATCTGTCCACCACATTCCGGGCATTCGATTTCCCGGCAGTGCATCGTTGTTTCCATCACGTGACCGCACTCCAGACATTCACAGACAAAAGGCCCGTCCTCATCAGGTACAATTTCGGAGTTGTCATCTTCCGTCATCTGTTTGCCGGTATCCTCGTCTACGGTCTCTTCGTCTACAGTCGTTTCGTCTACGTTGGCATACAGCGCCTCAACCTGCGCCCGTGCCTCAGCTTCCGTTTCGTGACAGCCCAGGCTCTCTCCGACAGGATTGCCCTCCTCGTCTACCTGATAGACGCAGAATTGTTCATCTTCCGGGAATATATTCCAGGGTTTGCTCTCTCGCTGTTTTGTCCCCGTCGTGGTCGTTTCCTGGTTCATCCCCCAGATAACCGGGCTGATTTCCCACAGCTTGAGAGTGCGCAAGTTCCTGACCGTGACCTCCTCGCCATTTTTCGTCGCTTTGGAAAAGTCGGCGTCGAGCACGTCGTAGCCAAAAGACCACTCGTCTACGTCCCCGGCGTGTAGGAGGTGAAAGGCGTCTTGGCCATTTGCTGTATTCATATTGAATTGCACCCGCGCCCACGCGCCGCCGGTTACCTCCGGCAAACGCGCCTTGATTGTATCGGGCAACTCAGCACGGGCTAACTCGCGGAAGGCAAGCGGTTTCCCCAAGACGCGCAACACACTGTCAGTCTGGTGCTGGTCGAGCAAGCGAACTTTGCGCCCGCGTTCGGCGAACGTTTTGGTAAACGCCCCCTGGTGAATGACGTCCAGACCCTCGTCCACGTTGCCCATCACAGCCCAAACCGTTTCTACGATTCCCTGTACCACGTCAGCCTTGACTACCTCTGCCGGAAATGTCTTGTGTTCCATCTCTACCCCCTATGTTTCGTTTCCTGCGGCATTGGCCTTTTTATGTCCATACAGCGAGAACAAAGCCACTGCGTCGCTTTCGGGTGACCAAACGGTGCAACTTGCGCATCATCCAGCGACACTTCTCTGCCGCATTGTGCGCACGTGACCGCGACCCACACCGTCACGGAATCTTGTTTTTCCATCTGTTATACGTCCTCCAAGATGGGCAGAACCGTACAACGGCAATTACAAATTTGTCCGGCTGGCGCATTTTTGTCGCCTGGATATTGCATCCCTACGCCCCCAACTTCAAATGGTTCGTCAATAAATCGTATCTGCCCATTGGCTGCCAGGTGATCGTCTCGCGTCCGCTTGTCCATCGTCGCCAGCCATTCTTTTTTAGGCGCGCCCCACTCTTTATACAGTTCGTAAGAACCGATGTTACTTGCTCCGACGGTTTCCGTCCGGGCAATGTTCTCACGGCGGTAGAATGGCATCCGCGCCTCGAACCACTCAAAATCTTCTTTGCTCAAATTGCCCTTCATCCATTGTTGGAAAATGGACTCCAGGTGTTTTGTCATATCGTGGATACTCCAGCCCTCGCCCATCGCCTGCTGGAACATTGTGGTCATTGCCTCGTTGGTTGTTTCGAGGATGGGCTGGGCGAATTGAATCACGTAATCGGTGAACCACTCTTGAGCTAGGAGATTTTGAACGTCGAAGGCTATACCGAATTGAACCGCTAACTCTTCTCCGCGTTCAGTAATCAAACCAGCGATAACCGGGGCAAATACCTCGCGCCAGTTATCCTCGCCAGCAGCAGTCAGATAATGCTGTACCTGCAACAGTGTATCACTCCAGCCTATCGTCTGTTTACGTTCTAACGCTTTTGACTTTGCCTCATTGACCAACACCAGAATCTCGCGCAAGTCGTTGGCAAATGCCTCGGTCGCCGCGTCGCCAAAGGCAGGTTCCCAGGACGTGGCTTGAGTATCCATCTGTTTCCAGAAAGCTGTCTTTTGCTCCCGTGTCAACCGGTTACTTTTCTGCAATGCCTTTGGCCGTTCCTCAGTATCCTCTTCTACCTCGACCGGTTGGTCGGTTGGCTCTGTCTCCGGCTCTGGCGTTGTCGCTGATGGGGCTGGCATCCGTCCGGTTGCAACCAGACTGAACGGCAAATAACCCCGGTCGCCCCCTGGTATCTTGGGAACTCTTAACCCGACTGCGGTAAACGCCTCGTCTGCTGGTACGCCCATATCCCACATTGTGCGCGCTGCATTCGTCAGCGCCGGTATGTCCTGCTGCAACGCCCGTACATCGCTGTAATCGTAGGCCACCCAACTATCGTCGCCTTGCAAATAATACTGAAATTCCTTTTCAAACAATTTCGATTCGGGAACAAGGGTGTCTTCCCAACAGGCCCGCCGTGCCTCCCGATAGTTGGCGTAGGTTGATCGCATCAATCCCAACCGTGTACCAATCAGAATTGGTGGCACGCCAAACGGCCCACAGATACGGCTCTCGTTTCGTTCGTCTAGGTCAGAAAACCCCATCTCGTCGAACGTGAGGCCAATACGCTCGTAGGTTGCGCCTTCGTCCAACACCGCAACCTCTTCGGCCCAATTCCGATAGCCGCCGTACATCTCTTTCCAGCGTTCCTTAATCCGCGCCGCTGTTGCGTCATCGGCATAGCCTTTGACACTGACTAGCCCAGGTAACATCACGCCCTTGTCGAAAAACAATTTGAGGAAATGCGTCACAGAGTTGTCTACGTCAGTGCTGCGAGCAGCCGGTGAAAGCGGCGAAAGCCCTTGCCCCATTCCCTCCAGAGAGTCGAGCGGGTTTGGCAGTTTGATGTGCATCATATCTTTGGCGAGGACAGGTTGCCCGCCGCCGAGTGTAGAGCCTTCGGGAAGATAGAGATAACCAATATGGCCCTTGCTAGGACCAAGCGGAACGACGAACGTGCGGTCTGGTCGCAGCACATACAGCGCCTCCGGTATTTCCTTACCCGGCTTTCTGTCCACGTAGATGTAGCAGTTGCCTGCGATGTTAAGGTACACAGCGCACTGCACCTGGAATTCTGCCCAACTCTGATGTAGGTTAGGACGCGCCACTAGTCTCGAAAGCGGGTCGCTTTCTGGCAACGGGTCGGGATTGTCCCGATTCCCTGTGTAAGCCCGTAGCGACACCTGCATCAGCGACCTAGCCTTGTACATCACGGCGCTATAAACAACAGTATTGAGATTGAATCCTTCTTCGCAATACGCGCCAAAGTCCACGAGTTGCCACTGCGGGCGCTCGTCTCTCCAGTTAGGCCAGATGAAAGGCGCGGCCTTACGCTCAAAGCCACCGCGTTGAGAAAACCCGTGCCGAAATACCTTGAGTGCTACCCTGGCTCGTTCAACAATGTTTGTTGTTGCCATAAACACAAAAAAGCCCCGCTCAGGCGCTCAGGGCGCGCAAGCGGGGCAGTCTAAAGCTGCTCGCTATTCAATTTTGATACAAGATTATTCCGATTGTATCATATCGTGCATAACTTGTCAAGTGGCAAAAAACTTGGTAGGGAACTAGAAACTTCCCCCGATTGACAGTGTAACGCCATTGGATCAAGAAAAGTCGCCTTGCCCATCACTCCTCCTCATCTAATGCAATTGTGATGTATTCCACTGTGTCAGCTAAAGCAGCATCATCATATAGAGAACCTGGCAAAGTGAAAATGCTACCGCTGTTTGTCACAGTCATACAAATTGTTATCTCAAGTTCAAGGCAATCCTCCCTCCGGTCATATCTCACGAGGCCAATCCTACCGTCAATCATAACAGGGAAAGTCAAGTAGCGACTTTCCCCAGGAACAGTCCGCGCAAACTCTAACCAGCTTTCCTTATTCTCGTTATAACAACTGATGGTTTTATTTATCAATTTTTCTGGAATATCCTCAACCATTTAAGCCTCCCCCACTAGCGCGAACATATCCATCCCCCGCACCGTCTCTCGTTTCACCAGCCCGTCGTTTTCCAGGTTGGACAATGCCAATACGATGTCATCCGGGAAACAGTACAGGGCCGCTGCCAGTTCAACCGCCAGCGCTGGCCCGCGCTGCAATGCTCGCAGTATCTTGCGTTCTTTTTCTTGCACTCCACCGTACCGGCGCAACAGGTCATTGAGCGGCAACACTGTCGTATGTTCCTCGCCGTGATGTTTGGCTCGGATCACGAGACAGCCGTTTTGAACCTCGGCTACGGGGGTATTGCATTGGGCACAACGGATATAGTCGGTCATTGGCAATAATGTAACGATAATCTATAATTCGTGCTTACCAATAACATTCCAATGTTTAATAGCGTCCCCAAGTATCTCTTTGAAAAGTTTCTCGGCACTAATATCCATTTCTATACAAGGCCGCTCAGTCCCACTTGTAGCCATCATAATAGCCTGTACCACCTGAGCCAATTCCTGAACCGTGATGTCAGACTGAGGGTTAAACCGATACGTCGTTAACCACCTTATCATTCTCCTCCCCCACTCCGTCTCACGTAACCACAGTTCCAGCACTTGCGCCCTCCGTTATTCAGCACCCCGCAAGCGCAGCAATACCAACTCCTCGTCCTGAGTGCCTTTCTCTGTTTTACCAAACCCCTACTCCTCTCCGCGCACTATGATGGGCCAAAGCACCGGCGGCAATGTCGTCGGGCAGGTGGCCCTTGCCGTACACGTCGTCTACGCTGGCATACTTGTGACCATCGTGCATAAAGTCGATCACCGGTGCGATGTATTCGCCACGTTCGATAGCCGAAACATAGTTACTGAGCATATCTGACCGGGCGCGCCCGACCATTATCACCCCCTCGGCTCCCACCGAGAGACTGTCCTTCACCACGTCTCCCAGCCCTGTGCCATCGTGAGCAGCACGCCCCGGATAACGGCGAATCCGCTCGTCAAACTTTTTAACCATCATCGGCCAGGGCAACCGCCCGCATCGCTCGAAAGCCACCAAGCGAATCGGGGTCGTATCTGTTCTGAACGTGACGATGACCGTCCAGTCAATTTTCTTCGCCCAGTCCGCGCCCGTGCTGTACGAGGCCTTGCGCAAATTGACACCGTTGCAATGAGGGCATTTCTCTGCCCCCCACTCGACCTCCCCGCCACAGTCGTTGCAGACCTGTAACGGAGGTTCGACCTCAATGTACTCTTGGTTTGCACCTTGATAGTGACCAAGTTTTTTGTCGAACATCGCCTCGACTGATTGCGGTCGAATAGCCCTGTCCTCTGGCGACGGCTCCTGGTGCTGATACTCTATCCGCCATTGCGAATCAGTCACCTCCAATCGCTTTCTTTCAATTTCCGATTGGATAAGCCACCCACCCGCCGCAGAGGTTTCCTTGTAACACCAGGTGTGGACCGGATACCCCCGGTCCTTTGCTCGTTTCAACACCTCTGTCATCGTTCCGTTGGCGTGGTGATGGGTGCTACTGGCAACCGTCTGAGCCGGGATGGTGATCTGCCCATTCTCAATTTCCGCCATCGTCTGCCCCATCGCTGCGTCGAAGATGTCCAGGGCCATCTCGTCTATCTCGTCGAGGCGTAGGCGCGGGATGTGTGGCCCTCTCACGCTCGTTTGCGAGGCCATCAATGCCTTGATCTTGTTGCCCCAGATTAACCGCGTCTCTCGTTTCACGTCACTGGCTAACATGTCACGAGGCGCGTTGCGATGATTCAAAAATTCACCAATGTACTCCAAGACGCGCCCGGACTGCTCGCCGCTGCCACCGAGCACGTTGACGTTGCATTTTAGCGTTACGGCTTCGGTCAGGCCAAGAAGGGCTAGGAGAAAAGATTTTCCTCCGAAGCCGCGTGAAGCGCGCCAAATCGTCAAAGGGGAAGTTGCAAAATAAGCATCTGCAAAGGCACGCCAGGGGGTGGTGTGCTCCGGGCACACTTGCACATTGGGGATAGTGACGCCCCACGCCTTTTCGACAAATAGGCGTAGCTCTGCCTCGTCACGGAGAGGTAAGTCAAAGTGCCAGTCAGTCGGGACTCTCGTCATCTATGTATTCTCGCACGACAATAACGTTCGACTTGATCGCCTCGCCGCCGCTCGTCACGTCTAGCTCCTGCTTCTCGCTGAACTTGTCGCGCCGGTAGGCTTTGAGCAGGAAAATCAGCAGCCGGTCGCTTTGCTCCTTGACCGCTCGTCGCCAGGCTTCCGCCTCCAGGATGTCGCAGGCGTCTTCCAGCGCCTCGTCCCAATCGGCGGCGAACGATTTCCACTTGTTACGCCAGCGGTAGGCAGTCTTTCGAGCAATCCCGACAGCTTGGCAAGATGCACGCACGTTGCCCATATTGCGCAGTGCTTCAATGAACTGCTCGCGCTTTACATCTGTGTTGGCAAGGGTTTCCGCTACACGCACTGGAGGTGTGTCAGTTGTACCCATCACAATCGCTCCGGCTCTAGATTCATCTCGGATAAACGTTCGAGCGTGACAGCCACGTATTTTTCTAGCTTCTCGATACCCAGGCCACGTCTATCGTTTTGGTGCGCGGCTACAATTGTTGTGCCTGAGCCGAGGAACGGATCAAGCCACACGTCGGCGGTGTCGCTGTAGGCTTTGACGAAGAACGTGGGTAGAGCGACGGGGAAGGCGGCGGCGTGGCCTACCGCGTCTTGATTTTTACCAATATCTATCACATTGCCGGGGTATACCATTCCCTCAAAGGTTTCTACACCATCAAGAGTGCTGCCGCCCTTACCTTGATTCCTACTAACATTAGGACGGCCGGCTGGCGTAAAGGCACTATCGCTCTTAAACATACAATTGTCTGGACGCCATTTATATTCACCGGCAGAAAAGACATATACAGGTTCGAATTGATTCTTGAATCTAGTTGACGGTTTACCAGGAGTCCCGCCGTGCTTCCAGATTACTTCATCTACGAACCGCCAGCCCCACCGCCTCCGCATAGCCAGCACCAGGTCGAACACGTACAGCGCACGTTCACCGTCTTCACAATGCGGCTTGATATTCACAAAGAACGAACCGTCCTCAGCAAGGTTGGCGCGCACGTTAGCTTGTACCGCTTCCCACCAGTCTACATACTCCGCAACTGGCACACCGCCATATTGCTCTTTACGCTGTTCTGCATAGGGTGGCGACGTAAACACGCCATTAACCTCAGCCACGCCCGCTGCTGCCAGCAACCGCGCCCACGTCTCAGGCTCGCGGCAATCGCCGCACGTAACAAAATGCGTATCAATGCGCCAAGTGTCACCATCGTTTACCTGCCACTTTTCCTGCAATTCATCAGCCCGGTTCAGTTGCGGCTCAGGAGCAGGCAACAACTCCTTTCCCATCGCCATCAACGCCTCCACGTCCTCGGCGTCGAACACCGTTGGCACTTCTCCGGCTTCGAGCAAGACGCTCAAGTCATCTGCGAACCCTTCCTCCCACAAACGCAGGTGGTCGGTTAGGTCAAAGTCGCCGCCGCTCAAGACAAGCGCGTTGTGATCTATGGCGTAAGCCTCCGCTGCGGCCTCGCTTGCTGAGTCCACGCCGAACAGCACGGGCACAGTCCACGTGCCATCGTCGAGAACGACGATGCCGCGTGGAGGCTCGTAGGCAGGATCGCGCCGCATCGCATCGAGCGCCGTGAAGCGCCCGTTGCCTTCTGCGATACCGCCTTTTTCATTATTCAAAGTCGGCTCGAACTTGGCAGGGTCTTTGTACCCGTGTCGTTGGAAGGACCGGATCAACGCGCCGATGTCGTGGCGTTTCTTGTTGTTCTCCCACAGCATCGCTACGTCGAGCGGAATGTATTCAAGTCGTAATTGTTCCAATTGTTATACCCCTGTGCCTGGGCAGAGGGGAAAGGAGGGAAACCCCCTGCCCAGGCCCACAAGAAGAAAGGAGGAGAAAAAGGAGAATCAGACAGACCGTAGCCCGTCCTCGATGGCCGTACCGACGATATAGCCGACCAGCACGATGACGATATTGAGCACCTGTTCCTCGGGTAGGTCGAGACCATAGTTACTTGCGATCACAACCGCCAGCCCGACGACGGCGGCCCAAAATTTGCGCGACTTGAGTAGGAAAATCAATTTTTCCACGTAAGCCTCCTGAGAGAGAAATAGGGCCAACGGGCCGTCTTTGCTCCTAGACCCCCTAGTTGCTGCTGGCCCGTTGGCCGTAACCTGCTACCAGTATAGCACAGAACCGGCGGCGCGTCAACAAGGCGTGCTGTCGAAAAAGTCAAGCTCGAGTATTGACTCTAGCCGCGTCCCTGCTCGCCAACCAGGAGCAAACAGAGACGGCTTCCAGAATGGCGGCGTCCAGCCCACCAGCGACGGAGCTGCCTGCCACTGTATCAAGCCTGCCTGCGCCGGTAGTGGCTTGAGTAGATCGCCGTCGCTGCGAAAAATATCCTCGTCGCCATAGTCCGCAGGATCGACGAGAATATTGATTACACGGCCCAGGCGCAACTTTCCGATGTGGGTAAAATAGTCACAGAGCTTTTGCACCCACTCCAGATTGCCGATGCAGCGCGCCTCGTACACGTTGCA